TAAAGGCATACTTACCTGTATACTTAAGTAAGTATGCCGTAGCTTATTACATCACACCAACAGTTTTGATTAATGCGATACGCTCACCACGTAACAACATGAAGCCGTAGTACCATTCAATGGACATAAAACCAGTTTTACCGTAAGGGTTATCATTGCTATATAACTCGTCAGGTTTTTTATGGATAGTCTTGAACTTACTAGACTTACCATCAGTGTTGAAACCAATGGTAGTAAAGGATTCTTCACCCACTACTAAGATTGGTAATACATCTAACTTACCGTTGGTTTCATAGTGTGTACCTGCATTGGATGCACCACCTTGACCTGAATACTTAACCATATCAGGCACAATGACAAAGCGGAAATCACCAATACGACCACGCTCACCATTCAGTACAGTAGTACCTGCAGCATAAGATTCAACAGGATTCCAAGCAGGATTACTATGTAAATCTTCCATTGCTTCCAATGTAGGAATCAACTCAGAACCACAGTAAGCAACACGGCAAGCAGGAATGACTTTAGTATCAATTAAGCGAGTACCTGTGATAATAGTTGTCTGTTTAGGGCAACGGTTGTTATCAAGGTCAATGCTTAATTGCTGTAAGTCTTTGTACGTTAAGGTATCAGCTTCATCTAATGTAGCATTGTTTGTTGCATTACCTGTATAACGGATAACACCAGCATTAGTAATCAAGTCAACCATTAAGGCATCTTCGGTAATCTTCATAGCAGCATTTAATGTTTCACGATTTAAGTGCATCATTAAATCTGCATCAGTATCAAAGTTTAAAGAATCTTTAGAGTACTGACTGAAGAAACCAAAGTTTTCAAATGTACCTTCTAAGTCTTTACGTTTAAAGCCAACACGGTTAACTTTACCTGCATTTTCACTTAACAATGGCAATTTGCTTGGAATGTAACCAATGTCTTTAGAAGAACCATACAAGTTACCTGAAGCTTGGTTAGCTTGTGCGCCTAAGTTCAAGGCTAATGCAGCATTTTTCTTAGTGGTATTTAAGTACTTAACAGTTAAAGAGCCTGTCAAAGTGATAGTAGCAAAACCTGCACCTGCACTGTTATCCCCACCTGCTGTTGCGAGTGTACGTGCAGAGCCATTGTTATCAATGTTGTCATTGATAGCTGAAGCAGCAGTTGTTTTAGAAGCATTGGCTACCACTAACGAAGCACTTGGGTAACGAACATACCAGTTGCTACTATCAATCGTAACACCTGCAGCATCAATACCTTGATCGTTAATGTTCTGTGCATCAAGCAAAGGAATGTAATGATACTTCTTAATGGTTTTACCCATGTTTTTAGGCATGGAAGTCACATCAGCTAACTGACCAAAATATTGTTCACGTCTTGCTTCGATAAGGGCAACACGATCCCAATAATGGGTATTAAACTGAGTACCTACACTGGATGGGGTTGAAGGAGGTGCGTTATATTGTTGAGGCATGGTAATTTACTCTTAGCGTAAGCCTTGTGAAGCAAGTTGTTTTAAAAACTCATCATCACTTAAGGCAGGGGAATTAATAGGTTGATTTACTACTGTTTCTTTTACTACACGAGGAGGTGCAGCACTTTTACGCTGATTATTGACTTGCTGTTGTTGTCGGGTTTCTACAGGTTGCTGTGAGGCTACAACTACTGGTGTAGGTTGACTACCTACTTGTTGCAATCTACGCTCAACTTCAACGTATGCCTCTAAATCACTTAAACCAACAAGACGGCCTAAAGCACGTTCATACTGCACAACACTATCAATCTTAGCAAATGTACCATCAGCCATTTGAGCATCAATGATACGTAGTAATTGAGGGTGTTCAGCAATCTTATTACGACTACTATCATCCCACTGATTACCAACAACTTGGATTGTTTGGTTAAATACAGGTGAACTAACTTTTAACTCTTCAAGGGTAGCTTCTAAAGCTTCATTAATATGTGGTGCTTGAGGTGCATTAGGAACATACTTGTCTGCTTCATCAACATCTAAACCATAAATATCTACACCACTCTCTTTAACGATCTTGGCAATAGCTTCAGGTTTCTTTTGTTTTAACTCAATTAAAAGACCTAAATCTTCCTGAGTAATACCATGTTGATTTAATAAAGCATTAAGCTGTTTGATAGGCTTTAACTCTGTCATGTTCTTGACATAGTTCAAACCTTTCTGCGCTAAGCTAATCATATCTTCAGGCTTAGTAATCTGAATTTCACGACCATTGGCCTTGAAAGGCTTAGTCATTTGTTCATAAAACTCTCTGTAATTAACCTCTTGAGTTTCAGGGTTGTTTGTACCTTGTGGCAATTCTTCAGTACCTCTAGCATCTTCAGCAGGTACTTCTGTAGGGGTAGCAGGAACTTCTTCAACTGGGGTTTCTGCAGGAACACTTTCTACTTCTTTTGTTTCAGGTGTTTCAGCAGCTTGCTCAGTAGGGATAGGCTCTGTTACTGGTGATGTAGCAACAGCATTTAAGAAATCCTCATCAGACATTGCTGCTAATGTTGCATCATTAGAGGTGTCTTGTTGTGTGGTTTCTTGTGTCATTATCAGCCCTCTTGGTTGTGTAAATAAGTCTGAGCTTCTGTAATATGCAGATTGGCTTCAGTACCTTTTACGTTTAGGTCATGTAAGTACTTTTTCAAATAGCTAATTGCATTTAACTCTGATAGCACAACATCATATTCAGCACTTGGCTTTGACAAATAAGCCAAGCGAGCAACTAGAGTATTAACTTGTTGTGTAAACAAGTTATCTTCAAAGACTGCTTTAAACGAAGGGAGGAGAGTTAATTGTTTAACTGCTTCCCCTAATTCAGCCTCTTTACGATGTTGGGCTATTAAGCCATATACAGTGTTATCCATTTAATTAAGTACTTACGCAATTAAGTAAGTAAATTAAATAGGATTTTTAACAGTCTGTCTAGTGCCTTGCAGTTCAGCATCAGCCATACTCTTTAATAAATCACTATTATGTTGAAACTTTTGTGCTTGTTTAGCTTGGTTTCCTTTAACTACCTCTAAATCTAACTGACCTTGATTAGCTAAATCTTGTTTTTCAAGCTCTCTGATATGGGACTCTCCAGTTTGATCTTGAACAAACTTCTGAGTTTTTAAATCAGCATCACCCTGTAAAACTTGCGCTCTTGCTTGCTCTACTCCTACCTTAGCACCTTGTACTTGAGACTTAGCCATAGCCTCTTGAGCTTCAGCTTGTAGTTTAGCAATCTCTGCCTGTAGCTTAGCAATCTCAAGTTGTTGTAATTGCTGCTGCATAGGATCAGGTTGCGGTTTGTAATTCTCAATCTTGAAAGCCAATTCAGGCATTTTCTTTAACCTTGCAATCTCAGACAAAATAAGCTGAGTAAATTCCATACCCATATTATTACCAAGAGTTTGAAGCATAAAACCTAAATCTTGTGACTTGGCTTCATCTGCTTCTGCTGTTGAGATTGCTAAAGTTAAATCATACTCACCTGCTAAATCATCAGAACGTACAGGAACAAACTGACCATTAGTTAAACGGACAACTTCTTGCTCTGTAAGCCAAACAGCATTCATAGCCATGATCTTACGACCAATCTTTAACAAACCATGAGCAAGCCTTCTAAGAATACTCATCTCACGCTTACTTGCTGCATCCATTGCACTGCGTACACCTGCTGCGGTATCACCTAAACCTGCACCACTTACCCCACTGTTAGAGAATGCCTTAACACCTGACAAGCTTTCAGCATCACTATTTTGTTGTTGGATTAACCACATAGCTGATTGAGGTATTTCAGGAAACTTATGTTGATAAATAGCTTGAGGGTTATTAACAAGGTTATATTCATAATCCAACCCCTTTCTAAATCTAATTAAGTTAGTTGCATCTAGTAATCCTTTAGGCACACCTGTTTGGCTATTAGCAGACTTACCCAATAAATCAATTACACCTCGAGTAACAGCACCAAGAATCTTTTGGTTATCCTCAAGCAATTCAGCATCAGGGATACCACGTACATCTTCATCTTCAGGAATATACGGAATTAAGACAAATGGAGGCTTCTTATCAGGGAAGGGATTCTCTTCTAAACGTATCAGTGTATTACCTACCCAACAAGCCAAGATAGGAGTTAAAGTATCATCACCTGTTACATCATAATAACCAAAGTACTCATATACCGTAACGCGCTTACGCGCTACATCCGAAAAGCTAAAGTGACTATCATCTGTGTAAGTATGGTAAGGACTCTTCTCCTCAAACATACCACGAGCAGCTATGTCTAGGTTCTTGTATCTACCATCTGCTTTTAAGTCAGCTAAACAACTGGTAAAGCTGTAAATAACAAACTTAGCTTTATCTATATCTCCCTCACACGTAGGGTCAACATATAAGTTACGTCCATTACAAATCTCTAAAGTAGGTTTATTTACCTTAGGTTTCTTTTCAGTAACAGTCTTAGTGCCTACCTGAATAGCCTGAATAGCTTCATTGTTTTGTACACTAATACGCGCACTTTGCTGTACATCTAAAGGCAGTGTACTGAAAGTATCAGGCTGTGTTTGCATTATTTCAATGTATTGGTTTAGTTCTTCTACCCTATCCATTGGATAGTATTGATACTTCCACTCAGGAACTTCTGTCTGTACTTCTACCTCTTCAAACATCCAACCTGTACGAACAACTACCGTACCTTCTTTAACACACTTACGAACTAGCTTATCAATAAAAGGTACTTTATCTAACTTACACTCAAACTGATAATTTAGAATTAACTCATTCTGTTTAGCTCTTGCAGTATCTTCCTGTGTCACTGCATTTACTTTAAACAAATCACGAGTAGATAAGAAAGGCTCAGACAACGAAGCACAACGCCATTCATACTGCTTACGAATAAGCTTAGGGTTAATTCTTGACTGTACTTTTTTATCCGCACTTTCAGGGATTGGTTTAATATTAAAAGCTTCATCCCATGTTTTTAATCGTGATATATAAGCAGCGTGGTCTGCCTGGCATTCTTCAAAATCACGCTTTAAATCAAGAACACTTGGCTCTTTTACCCAATTAGTTAATGTAGTTACTAACTGCTTTTGCTCTTCTTGCTGTTCCATTAAACAAACCCTCTTTCAGAAAATAAATTTAGAGTTAACTCATTACCAACATCTAAACCAAGAGACTCTAATCTTTGGCATTCAGCTTCGTACTGTTGTAAGTAATTCATATCCATACTGTTACGGTTAGCATCAAAACTAATACCAACTGGACTAGCAAAACGTGAAGCTATAAACAACATAAGTGCATGTAAGTAAACATCAGGAATCTCTACTTCAATATCTACCGAAGAGGTATAAACAACTTTAGCAGGTAAAGCCGAGTACTCAAGTGCGTAAGTACTTGCTGTAGGTGCTGTTTTAAACTTCACTAAGTTTGGTTTTAATAAAACTAATGAACCACTACCATCAAAAGAAACTTCAGTACCATCTGAAGAAGTAATGGTTAATATTTCTATTAAGTCACCTGTATATGTTGGGGTAGTTATATAACCAGTAGGGTTATCATTACTTAAAACATTTGGAGCAGTAAGCTCATACGCAGTTATATTAGGCGTAATTGCTAGAGTAATAATACCTTTTTTAAGCTTAAACCTTGTGTAAAGCTTTACTAAACCAAGATTAATAGCATTCACTATTTTAGGTATCTTGGCTTGAACAATATCTCCATTATCTACAAAGTTTAGATTGGCTAATTCACTTGAAGCCAATGAATCAAGTATCTCACCTAGTTTCATATATCACCTAACAAAAGTAACTGGATGTGCTTTCAAAAGAATGTTCTACCTGTGCTGAACCCCATATACCATCTTTACCTGGCTTATATACATCCTCACTGCTAGGCATCCATATGGGCATTAAAGCCAACATAGAAACAGTATCTAAAGCATCATCATGTTTAGATTTAAACCCACCTACAGTAGTCAGTTTAAGCTCATCCATCAGCTCATCTAAAGCAATGCTACCTTTCTCTTCAATAGGAAAGAACATCTCACCCATCTTAAAGTAAGGCACTACTACGTTGAATCTTTGAAGCTTGGATGTTGTGGGTCTAATACCTGCTCGGCCTTCATTACCCTCTGAAGCCAATGAGAAGAATATATTACGTCTAAGCATTTCTTGCTCAATCCAATTAACAAATCCTCCTTGTTGTCCTGAGACTTCAATACCTACAGACTGGGGGTTATATAACTGCACAAACTTAAATAGGTCATCAATATTCTTATCCATTGTTTGACGCTTACAGATACCGTCAACCCAATACTTAAATCCTTTATTGTTAACTGCCCATACACTGATAAAACTATAATCACTAAACTGCTTTTCACTGGTAGCAAAGTCAGTCGTAATATAAAAATTAAAGTTAGCTCTTTTCTCTAGTAAAGTTTTTTTATAGTACCACTTAACATCAGTCTCACTAATTAAGCGTGTATCATCAGAAAGAATCTGTAACATTAACTCTTGATAGAATGAAGCCAATGCTCCCTGTAACTTAAGCTTTTCATACATCTTAGTAACGTAATCAAAGTTAAATCTATCTTCCCATGAACCTCTAAACTCTTCTCGCGTACAAGGAAACTTTTCACAAATAGGATATACGTTAACAAGCCAAGCACCTGATTCAACAGCAATATACAAAGGGTCTGCTGCATTGAAGGGTGTACCATTCCAAATAATCTTTCTACGTTTAGGATGAAGTGCTGCTTCTAAAGAACTATTGATATTGGTTTTAATATTCTCTGTTTCTGTAGGACTACGTGCATCAGCATCCGTGATAATGTCATCCAATAAAGCCAATACAGGACGACTACCATTTTCTCTCGTACCACGAATGTTTGTCTTACCCCCGTAAGCCGATACCACCAATGAGCTACCGTCTTTACGTATAAACTCCCATCTAATGTCTGTAAACTTAATTTCTTGTAGATACTGTTGTAAAAAATCAGAGTTATTAAACTTATACTCCAATGCTTTACGCATCTTCTTGACACCACCATCAATGGTATCCCCCACAAAAATCATGTGAGGTATTTTACCGAGATTAGGTAAGTCACCATATAAAGCAATACGATATATTAAATACTCAAGCGCACTGGTTTTAGCAAATCCACGATGGCATAGATTAATAATATCTTTGCCTTCAGTGTTAATAAAACTATCAAATAATTTTAAATGTGCTGAGGGAGTGACATTCTCAGTCATCCCCCCATCAATTAACTTAATTAAATTAAGCATCTCTAAAGCAAAAGTGCTAGGCACATAACTAATATCAGTGCCATATCTTACTTGGT